TTCGTTTTTTCTTTTTTTTTTTTTAGTTTTCTCCCGTCTCATTTTCATTTCTTTTTGTTTTTTTTCTCCCTCTTCTTTGAGTTTTGGATTAAGATTCATTTTCGTCATAGATCTTGTCACTCGTCGTGTGCTCATTTATTTATATTGCATTTTTTTCTAAGATGAAGAGCAATAAGATAAAGTGGTATTATATGAAACTCAGTTGATGTTATTAAACAATAAATGAAATGGCAGATTTAGGGTATTTTTTATTTTTAAACAAAATTCAAAAAAATTCAAAAAAGAACTACTGAATTTACACAATAAACTACATAAACTACTGAAGATTTTTAATGGAACAAAAATGTGAACATCTATATATTTGTTCCAATAACGAATCCGTTTTGAATTGTTTTGATATAGTTAATCCTTGAAGGATCTGTATATTCGTATTTTGTCCAAACTTCGTAATGATGCGTGTCGTTCATTTTTCCTAGTATGTATATATCTTTCGTGAGTGTATCAATTGCAGTGATGTGTTGATTACTTGAAGACCCATCATTCATGACCAAATAAAATTTATTTGGGTTAAAGACGCTTAAACCCGTGTAATTCGGATCATATTGTCTTCCAAATCGTATCAACTCAATCATTATTAATCTGGTCATTTGTTTGTATTCAATCGGGTTTTGTATAGAATCTATAGAATCTAGTTCGATTCCTAGACTACCGTACCGATTTTGTCCAAAACCCCACCATTCCGTGTCGAGCGTACTTTGATTTTCAAGTAGAAATTTGAAGCAATGATCACCAATGTCAATCGATTTTACTGTATATTTAATCACACCATCTTCGTCTACCAAGAAAGAATTTACCAAAGTCAATTCAACAAACACATCCGTTATAATTATATCTTCACCAAGTGCAGTTGCATATGCAAACGATGGATTGCATCCAATAACGAAGACCTTGTTGCTTGTACTTTCATATATTGCTGTAAATGACACATCTCGTTCTAATGTTTCGTCAAAGAAAGAACCAACCACAATCAAATCATTAGTGTTTGATGGGTCTATCTTTGCTTGTAATAAATCACATGAAATCAACGATGTTGTGTGGACTTGCTCATCGGACTCAATCACACGAAATGATGTTCCAAGATTATGATCTGTGTTGAGTCCGATACCTAGTATAGAGTCCGTTGTTCTCACAAGTGCAAATGACTTGGTCATGTGTATGTCTACAATATTTGGAATTTCATTCAATAATGTACATGGTGTGAACTCTAAAATATGAATTAATTCATCACTCATCATTAGTATGTTGTTCGCATTTGGACCTTTTCCAAAAAACTCGCTCGTACTCAGTTGAACGATTGTATTTAATTCAGAAATATAAAGTTGGTTTATCACTGTATCTGTGTTTACTAATGAGTTTGTTAATGAAGTGTTAACATCAACAGTATCAATAAATACAGTTCGTGTAATATATGAATTTACGAAATCAGTTTCAAAAGGATATATGTCATATATTTCATAAACGAACCCATTGTGTCTCGATTGTTTATACAGAGTCGGAGGAAACACATCACTGTTTATTCGCATTGGACGCGTTAATTCTCTCAAGTCTAATAATTGTACAGTAAATTCACCGGACAAAGGAATGTACGTGTCAGATAACATAGATATGTACACCAAATCCATTGTGAATGAAATATCTCCTATATTCTGTACAGACGTGCTCGACGTATCCTTGGAAAATTCTAATAAAATATTACTATTTGTGATTGTTTCAGTCACAAGCCAAGAAGAAGTTTCTGAAATGTTAAATACTGGATTTTTTATGAACCTGTCGTCATAATCAATAGACACTTTAAAATACTTAATGGATCGCAATGTTGTATTTTCCAATGGTATCATATTTTCCAGCTTCAAAATAATTTCATGTTCTGGATTCGATGTTGGATACTCAATAACTGTATTATTCATGAAAGGTGGTTGTAACTGAATTTCGGTTACAGTATCTATAATATTTGTGTACACATCGGTATGTTCACACACAATGTCAGAACCTTTCATAACTCGAATATGAAGTGTTATCTCTTGTAACTCTTCTATTTCATAGTCTGATGTGAGATCATTCACAGGTAAAACGAACGAAAACTCATACTCACATTCATTTTCTTGAACTGGTGATGTTTCAAAGTTGTTCGATAACTGAATTTCATATACATATTCGGAATGTTCCAATTGCTCACTCAACACGACTCTCACAACGCAATATGAATCTCTTATGATGAACTGAATCGTTTTGTGATTCAAAATAGATAGTAACGGATTGTCGTTATAAATTGCATTTGTAATGGTGTCGTTTTGTTGAGAGTTTAAAAACCCTTTCATAGTTAACGTCATGATTGATTTTGGAAATACATTGTGGTGTTTCATATGTAATCCATATTCCTCAAGTACGTGTCTACTTTGAGAAATTGTTCCAGATACATGGATGCCACACAAATTGGATAAAACCGCACAAACAACTGGATACAACTGGTTCTGGTCGAATAAATTAACGGTTTCAATCGTGTGGTTAAAAAAGGAACTGATTGCAATCTTTTTTGAAGCATATGTTTGTTCACGCTGTGCCAAATAAGATTGGGTGACCGCATCCAACTGTGCGTTCTCTGTTGTGTTCAAAACTTGTGTCCTATACAACACAACACTGTCTTTTATAGTTGATATTATGTTTTCTTTCACAATTAAAGGATCGTCATTTCCATTCGTAAATAACTTTTCGAAATCAAACATCTCTGTGAACAATAACAAAGTTTCGTTCACGTGAATGTTTCGTGACCAATCGAGATTGTCATGTAACTTAATTACGTGACTGAAATTCGTGATGGGTACTCCACTGGGTAGTGAGTGTGTACAATAAAAGGCTTTGTGTCCAAATGACGTGTCGAAATCTACATGCAAATATGCGGATTGATTTGTTGCTCCGATATATTTATACGATACGATTTGATGAACCGATGCATCGATGGTAACACAGTTTCTGATTTGAGGAATTCTAGTTTGAATGTCATCGATACTATTATTACCAAAAAATGTGATCGGAAATTGGACAACAGAACTATCTATGTAAAACACTGTAATGACACTCTTTAAATCAACAAAAAACCCATTATTTCCACCAAATTGATATCCAATGCGTTCAGTTTTAGACTCGTCTTTGTAAAATACGTAGGTATACAATCCATTTAGTTTTTCCACGAATACATAAACCGATTCATAATTAATAACAACAATCTTTTTGGAAATTGGAATTGTTTCTAACGGCATTAGCTTTAATTTTATTGACTTCATACATGTTTCAAATTTGTTATTGTCTATGTAGTTCAACTCGTAAATAACTTGATTTGTATAATTGAGCGCCAAATAGACCACTGTGTTTGTAAATGAGTTGTTGTCTTGATCATAATCATTTAAAGACCGTATAGACAAAATATTTCCAGATTGATCGATATGCTCGCATAAAAAATCAGCGTTTTCTTTCATTGCTGGAAAACCAGTGAGTACTAACCATGTTTTATCTTGTGTCGTTCTAAAGTAATTCCAAATCGCAATATTCACCAACGCAGTTTTGAATATATACTTGATAAATCGATGATTCAACTCTTCTGTGGATATGGACGAATACGGGTTATATTTAAAATACGAACCATGTTTCCCGTATAATGTACTTAGTTCACCACGGGTAGTGTATTTTTCATCTTTCAAAAATGTATCAAGAACTTTCTTCAATTTGTCTTGATTTGTGATTGTGAGTAAAGGCACTATGTTTAAAAGATCTTCTTTTGGGGGACACGAGTATGCAGAAAATAATCCATACTTAATGATTGCCATAAATTTAGAAAGGTCACTAATGTCAACATTCGTAATATGTGTCTTGTACGATACATCGATATTCGTTCTCCAAGAAAGCGACCATCTTGCTTCGTGTTCATTGATTACAGATTGTATTGTTTTGTTTATGATGCCTGCTAAAATAGACATTCCATGACGTGATGTTGATGAATCGTACATTGAAATAAAACTTATGATATGAAATTCAAGAGGTACATCTTTTTCTACTTTTACAATGAATTGATTTAATGCATGGGTATCATCAGTGATTGTATCAACACCTGAATGTATGACATTTGTTTCATTTGTGAAGTATATCAAATGTGTTGAATCTATGTATTTGTCAACAACCTTGGAATAAAATACATTTGAATTGTCACTATTAAACGGAACGAATGTTTCAAATTTGCGAAGGTTTGCAACACTTTTCTCAATACAGTGAAAAATTGGCAAACTTGTAGTCATATCAGATGTGATTGAGAAAGATTGCATCAAACAACTTGGATAATTCTGCAAACAACGTTTTTCACATGAAAAGGTGATCTTTGGAGCGATAATCGTTTCATTCACATTGAACCGTATTGTTCCATAATCAATCAAAACACAACGTCTTGTGTCTAAAATATGACTTGTTTGGCTGATTTCTGAATTCAATTCATAATCTGAAGTGAAAAAACGAACATCAGACAATGAAAAAAAGTTCACGTTCGAAAACCCATCATGATACGTATTTCTTGATGTAACATTATATTGTGATGTTGCTTGAATTTCCAGTGATTCGCTCCCGATGACGAATGTTGCCTTTTCTTTCGCAGACTGAATTGAAATTTGTTCATTTGTTTTGTCATACGATACATTCATATGATTATTGTTGATAGAATTAAGGTATTCTTCGGTACCCATGACTGCATCCGTTACATATTGTTCGTAACCTAATAGTTTACTTTCGTCAATTTCAAGCAAAGATGGTTCTCGATTCAATAATCTCAAAAAAATAAGCTTAATCTTTAATTCGGTGATCATGTGTTATCACGCTTTATCTTTATTATGAAAATATTACTTTACAAATATCACTCTTACTCGCTTTTGAAATCGCAGGAATTAATAAAGGTATTAGTTCCGGTACATTCTCACGAAACACCTTTATCATGTCTTCCCTTGATGTGTAATATACATTTGAACGTTTTCGACTTAAACATTCTTCACCAGTCTTAAAACGAAACTGTTTCAGCAACTCTTTTTTCAAGGTTTTTACATCTTTCGGTGATAGCTTTTTAGGTGTTTGTTTTGAATACATTTTTTGAGAAGATTTCTTGGAAGATGATTTGGGGGAAGAAGATTTGGGGGAAGAAGATTTGGGGGAAGAAGATTTCTTGGAAGAAGACTTGGGGGAAGAAGACTTGATAGAAGCAGAATCCACAAATCCTCTGTCTATAAACTGTGTGTTTAAGTTTTGGATGGTTTCTAATTGATTCAAAAGATCGGTTTTTTCAATATATAACTGTCGAAGTTCTGCATCATCATTTGATGTACGATTCGTAATAAAAAGTTTCAATCTACTTGATATCAGCAGTTCAATCATATGTATTTGCTCTTTGAGTTTATCTATATTGTGTTTGGATAACTCATATTTTTTCTTTTTTATTATAATTTTCGTATTCCCATTGTTCATTGTGTACGCCACATTTGACTCTTCAAAACCGTTTGCGTTTCGATCTTTCATCACAAGAATGTCCTCCAGTTGTTTTTCATAATTTGCAGACATTTAAATTAAGTATACATTAAATCTTTTAAAGAAACCATGTAGAATAAAAGAACAGCCAATACACATGAAATGACACCTAATGAATAGATTGTTTCCGATTCATGAACACCAAATGGTTTCAAATCACCTTCTGGATCAAATAAAAATTCTGGTTTGTACATGTAAATTATGTACATACACACAACAAACATGACAGATGAAAAAAACACACGACTAGTGAACATTATTATATTCTACAGATAATATTAAAAATTAAAAAATGTTTATGAATGGGAGTTGTACAATTGGAAGTATTCTCGCAATTCTATTTTCAATGATATGCATATATACACTGATCATGTTCGTTACTAATGATGTTGTGAAGGAAAAATATACAAACTACCAATCATACAATGAACACATTGATACAAAACACTTTTTCTTATTACAACCAATAGAGAGCGAAATCACAATGTCTATGTTGAATCACGAGTGTATCGATATAGGTTACACTTCAGAAGAAAACGTAGATATATTCAAAAAGATTTTGGAGTTGAACAATGTTAAGCCAAAATGTTTGACGTATCAGTTCCTCAATGAATTCACTGCTGATACTTGGAACAAAGTGAGCATGGTCATGTTCGTAGGCACATCAGTTGAAAGATCAAATATAATTTCGAATGCAAAAATAGTTGCGTATTTCCCAGAAAACCCAAAAGGTATCCAAAGATTGTTTCCTAGAAATGATTTTTCAGTCTACAATGATACAATGACAACCACTTTTCTTCTCAACATGTCATTCAAAAATCCGTCATTTTATATCTATCAAACTGAGCAAATTGTGCAGTTTGATCCTAAATATCACTTTGTGTTAAGTGGCAAAATTGATGGAGAATACAAACAAACTTCATTTGATGAAGATACAATCACAATGAACACATCTACAATTGATGGATTAAATACAGACATTGGTTATGTTGTATTAGTTAAGAATCAAGAATACATTCCAATGAATGGTAAATATGTAGTTACTGAGAACGAACCAGTAATTAAAATGGTAAAGAGAATTAACGTGAAGAAAGAACAACCCATATGTGTGAATTCCGATGAAACGCATTACAAGGAGTACCAAACAAAATATTCATGTGAACATCCAAACACTATCGTTGGTATTCCAAAACTCGAGAGATTAAAATGGAAATCCGTATGCCAAAGAGACTATGAGTGCGAGTATGATAGCGAGTCCATGGTTGGTTGTGAGATGAAGACTTGCATTCACTCACCTATAACCCATTATAAAAATAATGCTCATATATAAAACTGAATTCAAAATGCGTGTCACTTATTTCTTAATTTCAATTTCAATTACAATTTTAATTTTACTTTCATACTTTATTATACCTTACTTCATACCAGTCGCTTACGAACAATACATTGATTGTAACAAACTAATCGATTCGAAACCCATTGATATATACACTGTACATAACTCTCCATTTTATGAAAAGACACTGACTGAAGTCAGACATCTTTTAAAAGATGTGAACGCAGATTCGTTTCAACAAGTTATTGATTTAATGAACGAAACCATACAAAATCCACCATTTTATGAAAATGTGTACGAAATAAACCGTGAAACAGGAAATCAGGCAGTTATTTATAGAGAAGGAATGCCTTTCGGTTTTCATATCACACACTCCCCCGTGATCGTTCACGGAATATTATTATCAGACAATATACACTCTTTAATAAACTCAAATCCCATTCAAGAACGATTTTGGTCTAAAAATAATTTGTTTTTCGTCTAGTCAATGTATTCACCAATTTCGTTCACTCATCGTCTGTAGATTGAACGAAATTGAATTCGACTTCATCTGTATTCTGTATATCATTTGATACATCTTGAAAGCCCCTTTTTTCAAGTTCTCTAACAATTTGCAAATTATCGTCTGACAAATTTGAAATCTGATTCCTTTTGTTTTCTCTTTCGTTTTCTTGGAGTATTCGTTTATTCTTCAAAAGAATGTCATAATTATTATTCAAACTTTCTTCATACTTTGAAATAATATCATCAAATGAATTTGAAACAATTTTTTTGAAGATTTTATGCTTTTCATGAGATCTTTGCAAATCGTCCTTGTATGATGTATATATATTGAAGATGTTTTCCATGAGAATAACAGTTTTGTCTTGATTGGTCTTCGATTTTTGTAGTAATCTTACGCTTTCTTCAACGGATATTATTCCATCTGCAAGTGATTTTTTAATGACAACATTTGGTGATATGAAATGAAGCATTACTTTAGAGTTTGGTTGTTTGATGAACTCCTTTTCGAATTTCATAAATGCATCATTAAATTCTTTCATGAATGTTTGATCTTTTTTCGTTAATAAATACTTTTTCATTTCTAAAGGTTCTAAACCACTCGTTATCTTTCTGTCAACATTCTTGCGTGAACGGATGGCCAAATCTTTTAATTCAGAATGATTTAAAGGGGTTATTTTAACTGGTTTTTTTGTATTGATAGTTTTAATGTATTTCAACATGGGTTCAATTTCGATTAGTTTTTTTTTATCGTCAATATGTTTATTTTTTGATTCTTTCAAAACTATTTTGAATTCTTCAGTGAGCATTGGTTTGAAATGAATGCTGTTCAAATTTGATTTATCGACATCAATTGGTGTATTCGAATGGTTGTCTATTAAAGACGATAATATTTTATCATTTGCTCTAATCAGTTTAATCATCAACTTAATCATTGATGGATGTTCCGAACTGTTCATAAATTGCTGTTTTCTTTTTCCATCCGACCATGGTTTGTAAACTCGAGTTAAAATATCCGAAAAATGTTGAGTGACACTTTCAAGATCCCACATCCAACTTTGATTTCTACCATGGAATGCAGTTTGTGTGTTTGATACGTGACATAAACGAAGGTAAACCAAAATACATATAAATCCAACACAAACATACATATCTATTTTCTTCATCATTTCAGAGTCTTTCATATTACGATTCGCATCTGGGTTGTTTCGTCTTTTCAATAATATATATGCATTTCTTATTATATGAGTTTGTTGATTGATATGGTGGATTATGTGGGAATTCGATTTTACATTCAAAAGTTTAAAAAACAAATGAACGTCAGTTACAGCTTCTGAACTCGTTTCCTGAGGGAGACGGGCATGTTGACCTATGGAGTCTATCGTCATTTCATCTTGAAACGGTGATACTTCACCACCTAGAGATGTTCTGTGTAAAATGTAATTCATTTTATTACAAACACTTTGACGATCGTGTATTAAAGTTTCGAAAATTTTTATCTTTTTGTGTAGCAATTCAAGGTCTGATCGAATAATTTCAAAATTTATTTGCAATGATTTCATTCGGTAAACACGAGAGTTGTACATTTTGGTTGCCAACGATTCAAACATTGGCTTCATAGTTTCTTTGTATTGAACCAAGTCATCGTACGTGGTGAATTCACGACGAATGTCGTTCTTATTTGAAAATTTCAAGTGGTTTTCAATGACGTTTGCTTGTTCTTTGAGCATGTCAATCACTGTATCATATTTTCTGTCGAATTCAATCACCTGATCATCAATGAAATTTTCTTCAAAGGTCTTTTGTTGTTCATTCACAATCAACTGAATAATTTTATTTAGGTCGTCGTGCGTTGTGAATGTTCTCTTTCTCTTTGGTATATTGTCAGCATAAATTGCATTCATTTGATTGTTTGCTTTTCTCTTTTTTTCCATTCGTTTCATCAAAATACTGAAATCAGATCTGTTTAGTTCAAAAACCGAAGTTTCAAAGTTTGTTAAGAACTTGTTGATGTCATTGAATGTTGATGGAATGTTTGGTTTCATTGAAACCATGTATTCATGTATATTCATCGATACAAAATTGTAAATATATTCTGTGGAATAGAGTTTGCTGTGAAATGATATATTACTTGTGAAAAGTTTTTTTTTGTTGTATCTAAATTGAGTTGAATTCGCTGGAAATAAATAAAAAGATGTGCTGGTAAAATTTCCAGATTTGATTTGTTTCATGGGATATATAATCTCTTTATTTTGAAACAAAACAGTGATTGTTTCATTGTTTCGTTTGGTTAACATCCCTTTTTCTGAACCGTACTGAATTGAATCGATTCCATCTGTTGAGTTGAAAAACTCAATATCACATTCCGAAGGAATCGAAATATTGTCTAAATCTTGAAAATATTTGTCGATGTCGAATATATTCGGGTTTTCGTTAACAGTTCCGTTTTGTACAAATAAACCACAAGTTGGAAATCGATCATCATTCAAAACGTTCACAAACTCAAAATGATGAGGAACATAAATATCGGTATTTCCTTCTGGTAGATACTGACGTAATTCTAAACTCTGCGCACATTCATCGCCTTCCATAGTTTGCTCTAAATGAAAATCTTTCATAAAGTTGTAGTTTGTGTATTGGTCAATCTGTTCTTGAAGAGATAGGGTTTCAGAATAAGGCAAATTGTATTCTTCTGAAATGTTACGCAAGTCATCGATACTCAAATCTCCGCGTGGATACGGAAGTTCATCAAGAAATTTTGTAATGAATTTCTTTTTGTTATGAACGTCCAATGTTTTATCATATTGAACATCGATATTATTATCAGCTATCACTTTATTGATGTCTTTCACTTCCATCTTCATATAAAGGGCCTTCTTGTAAATTCTGGTGAAATCAACATTTGTAAGGATTCGACAAATATCTTCTTTTTTGGTTTTTTTATTTATTTCAATTGAATGATCTAAAATCAATTTGTTCATCTTATCAAAATTTTCACCATCATTGATAAATGTTTTATCATTACAAATATCAAAACATTCGTAAAATGAAGATGGGATTGTTGATCTAATCGCAGATACGTCTGATTCAATTAAATGAGAGTTTTTGTCAGCGATTGTTGTTTTGTATACAGATTTTGAATCAAATCGCTGACCTTCAGCTGAACACTTTTTAGAAACGTCTATCATAGGATAAATATAACTTTGGACAAATCGGTTATTTAAGTTCGCTGTAGATTCTTGAAGTAAGAGTTCTACAAAAGGTTCATGATTTATTTCTCCTTTTACTAAATCATTCAATTGCGTAGTAAAATAATCGGCATCTAAAATATTATTTTTTTTCTGGTATGTTATTGAAATATCATCGACAAAGTCTGTATGCACAATATCTGATGTATTTACGAGAATACCAGCATCAGAAGAATCCGACGGTTTATCCGAAGAACTATCATTGCTATTATTTGGTTTGGATTCTGAATCTGATTCTGATTCTGAATCTGATTCTGATTCCAAATTTTTAGAATCAGTCATCAATTCATTATTTTCAATCAATGCTTTAATTTCTGGACCATTCGTATCAAATTGTTTCAATTCATTAATTTCAACAGGGAAGTAAAAACCATCTTTTTTCAAAAAGATGATGATAGAAGATACATTCTGCAAGTTTTCAAAAAAAACTATTTTATCATCTTCGATGATAATCAGTTGATATTTTTTTTGAAGAAACTCAGATATTATGCGATGAAACGTTGCGAGTGATAAATCTTTTGATGCTTTTAACTCTGAAAGAATAGAATCGTATTGTGAATCAAGAGTTTCAGATATTTGTCGAATCAATGATTTACGATATTTGTTCATGTATAGTTTTTTATCAACATCGTTGAATCGACTAAATTTGTTCAGTGTTAAAAAAAGAAAACAATAAAGAAAATTGTTGTTCTCAAAATGGCTCGGATAGTAATCATGATATGTGAATGTTAATTCATTATTATCGTTGTCATATAATGTTTTAAAATCTTCGTATTGAATCATGATTACAATGTATTTATGTTACTTGAGAAAGTAATCCATTCATTTTGGAATTTGTTGATTTCAAACAATGTTGTGTCTAGCATATTGATATAACATTGTCTGGCATCATCAATCGTCATTATAGTATCTCCCTTGAATTTGAAAAGGAGAATGGTGTCGAGTGGATGGGGAATGTTGTATCCCACATACGTAAGTTTATGTTCGCTCCAATATTCTGTGAACGGATTGTCTACACCATCAGCACGTATAGCATTGTTATAAGTGATCGATTGAACCAAATTCCCGATTGTATGCGTTGATGTAGGAATGATTATTGTCATTAACGAATCGTTATTAATAATTTCTAATTGTGTGTTTTTTGCAATTTCGATGTGTTTGATCAGACTACTTTTCAACGTGTCAATAGACTTTGTAAATATGTCTTTTGGTTCCATCGCGCACTCGGAATCAATAGAAATTTTAAACCAATTTGGTTCAAGATATTTATTTTTTGAATAACATCTCTCTCTATCCAGTGAATCGAACTGTTTTTTGAAAGCCTTCCACTCATCGGAAGTTTCATAGTTTATTAAACCTCCATCTATTGAGGTCTTCGTGTTGTGTTGTGCTTCGAATTCCTTTTTACAGTTCTTTTTTGCCAACTCTTCATCAACAATGAACTCAATTGCAAATTTACTGATCACTCCGAATGAAACATTTTTGGAGGCTGTTCCAAATATTGCTTTTGCTTTGATGTGAAATCGAGATGACATATCTTTATTCAATTTAGTGATCAATACAAAGTCCTTTGTGTAAGGATCACAAGGAAACCATCTGCGAACAGTTAAGTTATCTAAATATGTATCACTCGAAATATGTCGTACACGAATACTTTCGGTTGTCACATCTTTACGTAATCGGGTTGTATTCGTTTCATCAATTATGAACTCGTATTCATCTGGAGTCCAATCACGAATTTCAGTTTCTGACATATGAATTGGAATTAAGCTCATCCGATGCATAATTAACTCATTATGAAGAGGAGTATCGTTTTGAATTACATTTGTACACGGTTGTTCATGGTGTTCGTGTGGATTGTAATAAAAACCAACGTTGTTTAAATCAGATAAAGCCGTTCTGCGCAAAGAGTTGATGATTGATAAGTCTACGTTTTTAACTGTTATCACGATTGTGGATTTTTCATTCGATTCGATTCCAAATGTAACGTTATGATGATTCATGTTCATATTAAGTATATGAATATATTATTATTTAAAATCAATTTTTTCCTTTAATTAAACTTTTGAACAATGAACCAACAAAATGAGCCACAGGATATTTTCTTTTTCAGTCAAAAATGCATGTTTTGCAAAGAAGCTTATGATTTGATTCAAAAAATTGGTGTGAACAAGTTTGTTTTTGTCAATGTTGATGACGACTCAAATATTCCAACTTTTATCGATAGAGTGCCAAGCATCCTCTCATCTGAAAAAAAAGTTCTGGTGGACACGGGTCTGTTTTCATATCTTAATTCCAAACTGTCTGTCGATCCTTTCATGGTAAATGAAATGTCAAAAACATCTGATGGATACTCATATCTTGATGATTCTCAACAGTTGAATCATAGCTACGAGTTTTTGAACAATCCATCGAAAATCATCACACCAACAGAAACTGATGTGAAGAAGATTTTATCTTATGAAGATATCATGCAAAATAGAGATAATGATTTAAAAGTTATTTTGAATAAATAATCAAGTTATTTAGTCATGAACACAAAAGATGGTGTTTGTGATGTATTCAACGAAAAATTAAATGAGTTTGTAACTGATTTATTAAAAATTAATCAAGACGATGACATTGCAACATTCCGAAATAGTCTTCGATTGGTGTTGCTTGTTGACAAGAAGAAACCTATTCGATTGTTCAAAACCCATGTAATGGATAAATATGAGAAGCAACTTAAAGAAAGAGATGAGGAGTTTTTTCTTGCCGAAGACTATGCGGATGTTATAGCAGTTGATGATAATTTTGATTTGACTAGCCATCTTGTGAATAAAATCAAAGCGTTTTGGAGGGACTTAAGTGTGGAGAATAAAGATATAATATGGAAATATTTTCATATCTTAGGATTGCTATGTGCCAAGTTTCAATCGTTGTAACAAATCATTCAACATTTGAAACGGTGATAAATGATGGGTTTGGAGATTATTCGAGAGAGTGATATTGAAAAGGTTTAAAGGTAATTTTTATGGAGATTATTAAAATGACAGTATGTACAAACATTACGTATATTTTTAATAAGGTATATCTAAACCTATTGAAAGACCTTAAGAAAAAAGATATATCATTTCGCAATATTGTTAAATCTCATTATAGAGTATTCGATAAGAAATCAGATGAATACATTGACGAGTTTATAATAAATATGAATAACAGCATTGAAACATGTTTATTCAGTGATTCTGACATAATAGATAATGTGGATGTTTTGAATGTAATGTTGTTTAAGGAAATCACTATCAATGATATCATCGTGAAGGCAATCAAAGATGATGACACAGATAAAAACACCTTTCGATACTATATGTTAATATTGTTGTTAATGGCTTTCTTAAAAAAAGATTCAATGGATGAAGAAAAAAAGACTATTCTTTTGAATGCTAGCATACGAATTATAGGAAGATTGGACAAGAAACAATTGTCCATTGAAGAATTCGAAAGTATGTTAGATAGCGAAGGTATCGTAGATGATGATATTAGTAAAGTGTTGCGAAAGATTTTGGAGAATCGAAGCGAGGTGTTTGAAATTACAGATTCGGATGTGCAAATCAATAATGATTTTCTTGATATAGATATGTTAAAGAACAGTAAAATTGGAAACCTCGCTAAAGAAATATCTGAAAGTATAAACATCTCCGATTTGAACTTGGGGAATATGGATGAAGGAGGATTTGATATCAACAAAATTATGGGAGGCGATAACCAGGAAGTTTTAGGAAACATCATACAATCTGTAGGATCCAAAATATCAGAAAAGATGCAAAACGGTGAGATCAATCAAAGTGAACTGATGAGTGAAGCGATTGGTATCATGGGCAAAATGAACTCTTCAGGAATGATGGGAATGGATAATGGGTTAGGTTCTGACATGATGTCACAAATGATGAATCTTATGAGTCAACAACATGGACTGGGAGGTTTCACAGCTTCGCCAGACACAAGCACAACTCCTCAAAGTACTATAGAATATAATCCGTCGACACCGGTGAAGAATAGATTGAAAAAGAAAGTTTCTTCAAAAAAATGAATATGGTTATATATAAAGAATGAAAATATGGTACGAGGATTTAACTCTTTTTTTACAGATTGAAAATTTGTTCGACTTCATTCCAGCTTCTTCAATGAACGAAATTGAAAAGCTGAATGCAATCTTCAAATTATCTATCTATGTAGGAATATTATTGTATTTGTTCACGAATAAATCGAGTTCAATGATCATTTCAGCAGTTGTTGGAATCGTTACATACGTAATTCATGATGTCATCGGACATTCCGAAGAGTTTGAAGTTAAAAAAAAGAAAAAACATAGACGGGAACAAGGATGTACAAAACCAACAAAAGATAATCCTTTCATGAATGTATTGATGAACGAATACGTTGAAAACCCGATGCGTTCAAAAGCATGTGATGTTAGTAAAGTCAATAATTACGTCGACAAGTACTTTAACGAGAATGTTGTCTCGACAAGTGATAACTTTATGTTCGATACAACAAACTCAAGAAGACAATTCGTGACCATGCCCAATACATCGATTCCTACTGACCAAGACGATTTGTTGAAATTCTTTTATCCTCTTCCTGATAAAACGTGTAAAGAAGGAAATACGAAAGAGTGCAAATATTTTTCTTGAAATTATATAAAGAGCAATGTCCTTCTTTGATCGGACAAATCGTATCGGTTCAGATGAGTGTAACATTAACACAGTGAATACTCAGAACAAATCAATCGTAGATTATATGTTGTTAAACACGTATAAAACGAATTTAAAAGATAAAGATGCGTGTGAGACAAAGGTTAAAACATTACAAGATTTTTCAACGAATAACCACATGAACATTCGCGAAGGTTATGGTGTGACAACTGGGTGTTTGGTGGATCTGGACTCAAAGATCCGAACCCAAGACTCAACATCTGACAGAACGCGCAATCAGTTAATTACAAGAACGTTCACAGCCATTCCTAATTTAGCGAGAGGAGATACTCATCCAGAAATTGAGAGCAAGCTCCAGCAAGGTGAGAACACATACAATGTTGAAGAATGTCAAGGTCATCACATTGATTCGTTTATTCCAATGATTCCTTGTCTGAAAGATTCTATTCAAAATCCTTCAAACATTATTGAATCATGGACTAGAGGTGGTGACGCAACGCGAGATACTTTAAAACAATCTGATTTTCTCAATAAAAACGGATATATGTTTGACGGTGTTGCTTGGTCTAAGAAACAATGTAGTAATTAAAATATTAGGTTATAAATAAATGAGTTCTAATCGATTATCATACGATCCTTGTTCATACAAACAATCGTTGTATCAAAGTGTGGCTCCTATTAATTACTCGCTTGACCCAATCAAATATGAACACGAAGGCAAATGTAGAGTAGATTTCGGTATTGTGGGTGGTACTAATGTATCACACATCACTGGAAACTTGGTTGACTTGGAGAACAATTTGCGTGGACAGACTTTTCCATCCACACGTTGTTCAGAATATAAGTATAAACCATCCATGAACAAGAACATTACTTCAAGTGAGTATATCAAACCTGTTCAACATCCAATCATTGACACAACACCAAAACATCTTGACACATGCAAAATGTTTGACTACGCTCAAGTTCCTACACAATCGCACATGAAGATAGATAGATGTGGATAAAAATGTTGTAAATAATAAATGAGTTTTACAAAACTACCGTACGATTCGTGTGCGTACACTAAGGATTTACAAGAATCTGAAGATGTAGGTAGATACATGTTAAATACACCAAAAAATGATTGTGGTGAAAACTGTTTTCATACTTCACCACACATCCGACTCGATAAAAAGAATATCGGAATGTGTAAAAACAAATTACAAGTGGATGTTCACTCTGAACTTCTTGGGTTAAACATGAAACTATCTGAATGTCCATCGAAAAGAACTATAGATCCAGAATATTGCGAAAACGCATTTCTGAAAGATTGTGACAATACATTCTTAGCAAGTGAAGAAACAAAAATAAGTAACCCGCCTTGTACGTTACGAGGGACAGGATGGAATCGATGGGAATGGTTATGTTCTAATCCACAAGACAAAGCATTAATTCCATTCGAAACAAATATTCAGAATAAAACTATAGTCAAGGACAATCATCGTCCTTGTTTACCGACTATAAAAGATAAAGACCCCGTATTACCTTTTGATGACAATACATGTATAACAGATAAAGAAGAAGGATTTAAAAATGAATACATCGATGAAGAAAACGTTCCTTTCATTCACTGGCGTTCTTGTTGTGAAATCAGCAAGTTGTAGTTAAACTGCTTAAAAAATCACGTAATGTGACGTTACAATTATATCGTTCTATAAATAAACCAATATTTTTTATTGGCAACCATTGGACATCCCCAATTTCGGTAGAATCTAATGGTTTTCGCGGGTAAACATCACGCATAAGTTGCAATACATAAAATAGTTTGTTCCCTAGTAACAAAGTTCCGTATTTTTTATATTTCTGGGTACTTATCATAATACCTGTCTCTTCCAACAACTCTCTACGAGCACAATCGAAATATAATTTGTACTTCAATTCGTAAGGTTCCATGTGTCCTTTCGGTAAACCCCATTTCAATGACTCGTTTTGAAAAATCACCAACACAGATTCAAGTGTTTTGTTTAGAAGAATGATTCCACATTCCGTAATACGTCTGTGCATATCAATATATGATTTTATATTGAACTAAATACCCTTTTACGTTTTGTATCTAAATCAATTTTTTATATATTAGTAAAACATAATAATGAGTTTTTATAGTTCGTTAACAGACAGTCGTATAGGTGACTTCACTCATAACAATATGGTTCCGTTTTTCGGTGGAAGTATTAAGCAAAACACAGATGTATTTGCAAACAATTCGCGTCTGCATGCACACACAGGTGTTCGGGACATTGCCGTTGATATTGAACATAACGAAGAAAATCGATTCAATGACATCACTACAACACGATTTACACCTGTGGATATGGGATATCAAGAGCAATTCAACAGGATAGAACAGCCAAAAATAATGAACAACGTGTTACCAGCCGAACAAATACGTGTTGGACAAGGCAGTAAAACCACAGACCCTTCAAAACCGTCTGGTGGGTTCCATCATGATGCATTTCGTGATGAAATTCAACTCTACAATACTGTTGACGAATTACGAGTTGCAAATAAACCTCAGATAACCTATGAAGGAAGAGTCATCGACGGTGTAAAGGAAAAGAAAAACGGTAAGATTGGAAAAATGGAAAAAAATAGAGTCGACACTTATTATGAAAAAACAGATAAAGACCTTTTTAAAACAACTGGTGCCTACACAAAACCAAAACAACATCCTGTTGTTGAAGTTAAAGATACAACCCGAACTTGCACATCTACAGAATATCAAGGAATTCCTTATCAAAATCGAGGTGAAACAAAATTTGCACCAGTACGTGAACCGTTTAAGAAAATACTAAATACGTTTGGTAATCGAAATGGAAAAACTAACGTGAAACATAATAAAAATGATGATTATGGTAAAACAAACATATTAGTTTACAATAACGAACGTGACATCACATCCACCAAAACATATGAAGGTAATTTAACATCTTACGTGAAATCGATGATTGCACCTCTAACAGACTCTCTCAAACGAACAAACAAAGAACATTTTGTAAAGAACGGACGAGAATTCGGTTCAATGCAAACAACTCATCCTAAAAAACAAACCATACATGATCCAAATGATGTTGCAAAAACCACTCTGAAAGAGACTGCAATTCATGACACACGCACAGGAAATTTCAAAGGAAATGAAAAAATTACAGTATACGATCCAAACGATGTAGCAAGAACGACCATAAAAGAGACTATGATCCATGATTCACACACAGGAAACATTCGTCCCTTTAGAAAAAAAACCATTGTATATGATCCCAAAGAAATTGCCAAACGCACTGTTCGCGAAACACTTCGTTCAGAAAATACAACAATGAATCTTAAAGGGCATCACAAACAAACCATATACGACCCTAATGATATTGCACGTACAACAATTAAAGAGACTACTATTGATAACGATGATATAGGATACGTGTCTGGTATAGCGCGGGGAGATGGTCATCTTACGAATCAACACGATGCGAAAATAACAAACAAACAAATAACGTCTGATAATGAATATATTGGAAATGCGGATCAAGCAAACGAAGATGGATACAAAAATGCAAACTTTAATGCGAAGATAACAAACAAACAAATTACATCAGACAACGATTATTATGGAAGTCTTTCGGGTATGGATGAAATGAAATCGTACGACGATATATACAATGCAATCATAAATAACACTAAACAAAACACTCTTATCAAACCAGAACCAACACAGACTGGGTTGAAAAGAACAAGTGGTACAGAGAACGTAGTATTGACACAAATGAAGGATCCTAGTAACATAAACTTCAATTTTGTTTCCAAGGTGTATCAAGAACCACCTACTAAAACAAACATGGTTGTTACCCAAGACAAAGAACAATATTTAGAAAACAATCGTCTTGATCCAGTTATTATGGAGAGTACAATAAAAAATCCGTATTCCCAATCTATATTGAATGCAATTTGAGAAGGTCGTTTTTTTATCACGATTAAAAATTTTTTGATTAAATAAATGGACGAATATTCAAGTGAACTCATTTCACGTTGTAAACCAATTTTTTTTCAAGGATTCAAGGCGATTTATGATACAACGGTTTCAAAATCGAAAAACAAGAAATACATTTTGCGAGAGTTTCAAGAGGCCTTAGAATCCATTCCGAATTGGAATTCCAAAATTATTGAAAATGAATATGAAAGATTTAAAATAACAACACGGTGTAATTGGATTGATGATTTGATAGAGGCCGCTTTTTTATCTCTTGCAAAACGGATGGTGAAACATCGTGAGAACTCTAAAATTGATTTAGTAATTCCACACAGTCCAGAATTCATTCATAAATGTTACATCAACATTGCTAGGGAATTTTGGAAAAAACCTAAACTGTTTTTTCAAAAGGTTTCTAGAGATGAATTGAAGGAAAACATGCTCGAAATCCATGAAATTATATCCGCCATGATTTTGGAAACGCTTCGTCTAGAACTTCCTTATAAAGATATGTTGAAAAACTTTCTGGATAAACCTACGACAACGGATACCACTCGTGAAGATATGACTTCAAGATCGTTGAACGACACAGTACTTGAAATAAATCAACCAAATGAATGTAACAATCAAAATGAAATTGTCGAAACTATGAATTCAAACAAAACCAATGAATGTGGAGAAACGAACGACAACCTTGAATTATCGTCAAACGACAATTCGCAAAGTTTGTGTGAGGTAGATAACTCAAGTGATGACCATGTCCACACAAATATCTATAAACACACCCAAGAGGTGCTCGCAGAGACTCAAGAAGACCCAACAGCCGTTGACACCCAAGAGGTGCTCGCAGAGACTCAAGAAGACCCAACAGCCGTTGACACCCAAGAGGTGCTCTCAGAGACTCAAGAAGACCCAACAGCCGTTGACACCCAAGAGGTGCTCTCAGAGACTCAAGAAGACCCAACAGCCGTTGACACCCAAGAGGTGCTCTCAGAGACTCAGGAAGACGCAACAGCA